TTCCAAGTGGCGCACGACGACGACGAATCCTAACAGGTATGCCCTAATGTTACTCAAGATAAGCACCGCACAAACCGTTGTCATCGGGCCAATACTAGACGCTGACGGTGCAGCCGTGACAACGGCAGTGCTTGCCGATTTCTCGATCGCTAAGAATGGTTCGGTGGCAACGCTTACCGGAGCAACAGTAACGCATTCGACGAATGGTTACTACTTAATCGCGTTGACCGTTTCCAACACAAACAGTCTTGGACGGTTAGACATCATCGTGAACAACTCCGCGATGAGCATGAGTAATCATCGCTACGATGTTTTACCATCCGATACGTACGAAGAATTGATGACCACGGGTATTGCGGATGCTGTTTGGGATGAACCCTATGCTGGTCATACAACAGCAGGTTCGTTTGGCAAGTTGATAGATTTACTTCGCAAAGCAAACATGGTTGTCGAAGGTACTGTTCTTGCAAGTCCAACACCAACCACAACGACATTCAATGTATCAGGACTTAATTACCCGACTGGTGCGTTTGAACATGCTGTTTTGTTCTTTGCTGATGACGCTACGCTAGCCGAGCAGAACTCACCGATATTGACGTTCGTGAACAACGGCAACGGAACCCAAACGATTGTTCTGGAAGAAGCCAGAACGGCAGCACCAATCGCAGGTGATACAATTTTTATTGATGCAACGAGTCACGTTCATGCAATTGTGGATATACAAGCAGGGCTTGCGACAAGCAGCGGTGTCACAAGTGCGTTCACGGAAATTAAGGGTGCAGCTTGGTCAAGTGGGACGGATACGCTGGAGAAGATTCGAGATGCCAGCGGTGGAAGCAATATCACAATAACTCCTTTATCATCAACAGTAGAAGATCGAGTTAATGAAACAACTATCCGTGTTTTCCTGGGAGAAAATATAACAGTAGGTCCAATAGCCGTATTCGATTCAACAGGTGGATCTGTAGATTTATCAGCAACTTGTGAAATAGTTATTTCCAGAAAATACAGGGGTGATATCCTAATAATTCCAAACGGATCTATAAGTAGATCAGGTGTTAACAACAATCAGTTTTCTTTTTCAAGTACTGGAGCTACCCTTATTCCAGGAACTCATTCATGGGCACTTCGAAGAGTTTCTGATAACTTCGTATTTGCTCATGGGGATTGGATTGTAAAACAAGTAGCTACTAAGGATTAACCTATGACTCTTTACGGTAATGTCCCACAATACCAATTCACTTCTGCTGAAGAAGTCATTCGATTGATATCCTTTGATGGCAGCAACCAATGGGTTGATGATCTAACTAAGGAAGATTACGAAGATTATCTATCTGAAGTTATTTCAGATGCTACTCTAACTTGTCTTCAGTACATTGGTTTAAAACACGATGCGAATGATCTCTACCAATCTTACTGGGTTCGTCGTAGAGCTACCTATATAGCTGCTTATCACTTCACCAAACGACGAGGTGATCCAGGTCTTTATGGAGAAGATTACCAGCGTGCTATTTTGGAATTAGAACAAGTTTCAGACGGTATTATACAAATCCCTGATATCCCATTCTCGGCAGGTATGCTGGCAGTTATGCAGTCACCTATGATCGATATGCGTTATCTTCAAAATAAAATTCGCATTCGTCGTACAGCATCCACTGATACTTCTGGGAGAGAATATCTCATGTCTCCATTCCCATACGATTGGATGTAGGATGTGGCTCGATATTCCAAAGAACTTTTAGCTTGGACTATTTACTATACTTTCCAGATAATTCATGAGGAATTTCTGGTGAAGAGTAGAGGGGGTACGGATTCAGCAGGGATACGCTGGAAACCGTTATCCCCTCGTACTATTGCTTATCGTCCTTTAGCTAGAGGTGATGCCCAGCTTTATAATGTTCGTAACTTCAAATCTACTAAAGGACTTTTAACTCCAACTCAGGATAAACGCTGGAGAGCTATTTACGGTTATCAGCTTCGTCGAGGTAAGACACCTGCTCAAGCTGCTAGTATTGCTTGGGGTATCGTTAAAGCTGCAGGAGCAAAAACTAAAATTGGTACATTATCCAATCGAGAAGTTCCAATTCTAATTTTGACTCGTCGTTTAGAGCGTTCCCTGCGTCCTGGGAAAGTCATTCAAGGCCAGTACATCCCATCTCTAGAACAAGAATTTGAGATTGATGGGAATCGTTTAATCGTCAGAACGACAGTTCCTTATTCTGACAAACTAGCAGAAGCCCGTCCCATCTTCCCAAAAAATCTTACTCCTTGGATCACGAAAGCCAGAATCATGGCTAAACGAAAGGTAGGCTTACGATGAGTGTTGGAACCCTTCTAGTTGTTGTTCGAGATAAGCTCAAAGAAGTTCTCACCCAAGTCGATTCTCCCGATCAAAACATCCGTCTAGGAATGAATGGGCAACCTATCCCTACAGCGGGGGGTATTTACCTTGCAGTTCATCTTCGAGAGTGGACTAACCCAGACCCCCAGTTGACGAATCTCCTAAAGCAGGAGACAGGGCTTATTGTAACCATCTCTATTCGTTCCAGAAGAAATCCAGAAGATAGAGATCCAGATAGTGTCCTCATAAAAGCCTCTAGGGGCCTCACAGACATCGCAGAACAGGTTATGACTACTTTGCATGGCAATACTGCTTTGGCAGTGTCAGCAGGGCGTATAGAGCCTTTACGGTGGACTGCTTGTATGGGACCTAATGAACAATTCAAAGATTGGTATCGATCTGTAGACCCCAATGATGGGGATGCTCAACCAGCGGGATACTCTATGGAGGTAATATTTACCGGTGCAGGAAAGATCACTGCGATAGGTTGTGGTGCTGGTGCATAAAGAAACCTCCCCTGATTAAAAACCAAGGGAGGTTGTTGATGTTCTCATCCTGAGAAATTTTTACCAAGGGATTCATCCTGAAGGACTGGATTAGAATATACCCTAAGTATTTTGGAAATCAATTACTAAGTACCTAATAAATTCCTAATTCTACTAGGTAACTAAGACTATTTAACTTTATTACTATTTAAAGTAACTAATGGAATTCATTCTTCCATGTCCGTGAAGTTATTTGCATAACTTCGTCCTATAGGCAGGGTTTTTAAAAGAAAAAACCATGACTATTGGGACATAGCGGAATGAACGGATTTCATTCTTTCCACAGTGGCTTGGCGAGCGTTGTTACTCACGGGCTACTTTACGAGATCGAGGCCAAATCCCGACAGCTATCGCCTTTCCCGTGACCAGTCCACGGCTAGTTCTATTGCTGTGTCCCCTGGTAGAACGTACACTCGATATCGCCAGCGTCTTTTCCCGCCCAATATCGAGGATGCCGATTCACGCTCGAAGTTGAATCTCGTTTATCACAATAGAAACCCCCTTACAGAAAGTCAAGAGGTTATTCATGCTCCCCATGATGTGTCTGAACTGTCAATCAAAAATTCCTGGGTATAACGGGATCTTTCATGGGAGAGATTTTTTAACTCCTTGCCCTGCTTGTGGTAGTCAAGGGAAACCTGTAGCGATCATTCATTTGCAAATCCCATGTGATTCAAGTGATGCACATCCAGATCTCGTAAATGAATTTAAATTCATGGGACAATCCATACCACCTCAAAAAATTGCTTGTGGATTTGGTCCAAGATTACCTCGTCATTTGACGAGTTTGCCTATTGCTGCTACTTGTTTTCAATGCCTAAAAGTGTATAGGCAATTACATCCATTACCCGATAATTCGGAGAGTCCGCAATGACTTTTGTAGCTGGTTCTTATACTGCGACATATAACAATCTTGCCCTTGGTATTATTGAAGATGGTTTTACTATTGATTGGGTATCAAGAGCAGAAGACATTGTTGCAGACGTTGGTGGAACTGCACCAATAGATGGTGTTTACCAAGGTTTAGAAATGCAAGTATCTTTTACATTATCAGAATGGGATGCTGCAGCAGCACAGTCAGCGTTTTGGCCTTTTGCTACTACTATTGGTGAAGTTGGACGAATCGGTACATTGCTTTCTAGTTTAGCTAAAACTTTAGTTTTAACTAAATGTGCAAACACAAGTGCTGCACCTACAACGATTACTTTTCAATCTGCAATATTAGCACCTGGATTTAGTGTATCAACATTATGGGCTAATAAGCATCGCAAGATTCCTTTGCAAATGAGAATTCTTCCAATTGGCTTGGATAGTGTTGCTAACTTGCAGCAATGTGAACTTCTTCGGTTATTTACTGTTGGATAGTTTTTAGTTCTTCCCAGTCCAAGGATATCCCCAATGCCTCTTCAAAAAGGTTCTAGTAAGAAAGTTATCTCAGCCAATATCAAATCTGAAATGAAACGTGGAAAGCCGCAGAAACAAGCTGTAGCTATCGCGTTAAGCAAAGCAGGTAAGAGTAAACCAGCTAAGAAAAAGAAGTAAAAACATGGCTAAAGATAAAGGCCGATGCTGGAAAGGTTATGAACCTGTAAAGGGTAAGAAACCATATTCTCCAGGTAGTTGTAAAAAATCTGCTAAACCTAAACCTAAAAAGGGTAAATGAGATGCCTAAGAAATCTCCAGCTAAAGGTAAAGCAGTTCGAGTTACTGTAGGTGGTAAAACTCGAAGTGTTGGACAAGCAGGTAAAACACCGCAACCTGGAACGGAACGTGGAGATCGGTACTGTGCCCGATCTTCTGGTATTCCTAAATGTAAGAATCCTCCTTGCCCAAATACGATAAGTCGTTCACGTTGGGGTTGTAAAGGTAAAAAATCGTACAAAAAATGAATGAAAAATTCTGTTTATAAACTCTAGAAGAGTTCTTAAAATAAAAAGAGCATGAAGTGATATTTTCCCAGGAAATGAAGGTAATCCCAAATGGCAGACAGTTCCGGTTTTTTAGGTGGAGACGATTCATCTAGACTAGATTCACTTGCAAAATCTATTGCTGAGAATTCTGAGAAGCTTGAGATTCTTAATAAGATTCTAGGTAAAGTCGAAGATGCTTCATCTAAAAAATCGGAAAATAAATCTTCTTCAGAAATTCTTGCTGATTTAGAAAAATTCGTATCAAAAAAAGATTTAGAAACTGCTCGTAAGAAAGCACTTATTGCTCAAGCTGATCAAGACAGATTAGCATCAAATACGTTTCGTGCTTCTGAAACAATCATATCTGAAGTTTTAAGTAGGTTAGTTGGTACAAGCTTCTATCCTGTTCTATCTGCATTTCGAGTTGCTAGAGAGAGCGTAGCTACAGCTACAGGCACACCTCAAAGTGAACTCAAAGTTTCGGATATGATCAAGTTCGTTAACGATTCAACTAGCGAGCTTATACAAAACATATTTCAGAACATTGGAGTGCAAGTAGGATTACTTGATCCCAAAGTTGATGAGTTAACAAAATCAATTCAAGCTTACAAATTAAGTAAGCAAGATGAAATCGATATTCAAAAAGAATTGGCTCCTGCTCTTTCAAAAGCAAAAGAAGAGTTAAGTTCTGCTTTGAAGATGACAAAAGAAGAACTTAACAAATTAGATATCGATGATGTCAATAAGCTTGCTATGTATGTAATGGCACTTGAGAAAGTAGGAGCAGCAAGCAAGGAAGAGACATTGCTGTTAGATACTTTAAAAGGACGTATCAACTCGATCAATGATTCTCTAAAAGAATTTCTAAATTTACTAGACCCAGAGCAAACAAATAAACTAACAGAGAATTTTCAAGTAGAATTAAAATCTTTAAAAGAAGAAGCACCTAAGATTAGAGAAAATCTTATTGATGAAAGAACAAGAGAAATTAAGAAAACACAAGAAGTGCAACAGCAGGCAAAAACAATTGCAGGTATTGCAGGTCTAGGTGCTTTCACATCTGTTGTAGTAGATAAACTTCCAAAAATTACTTCAGATATAACAAACTTAGGAAGTGCGTTAGCTAATCTTGCTCTTACACCATTGACTGGAGGATCAAGTAGTCAGGTTTTAGGTAGGGCTAGTGAGGTAGTTTCTTCTGGAACTAAGCTAGCTTCGGAAGCTGGTGCAGTTGTTGGTGCAGTTGCCGCCTCTTTTGTTCCAGTATTAGGTCCAGTATTAGGTCCTATTGTTGGTAGTTTTGTAGGGAAAGCTGTAACTGAAACTATTCTGGCTCCTTTGAATATAGCAGCACAAACTTTGATTTCTATCAATAACAGTGTAACTCAAATTGCTGGTAATCTAGTTGGATTTTCTCCTCAGATCACAGGTGCAGTTGTTGCTAAAGAGATTGCTATATTAAAAGATGACTTCCGTAGAGCAGCACTGATTGGTCCACAAATTGCGAGAATAACGGAAGCTCAAACCAAATTTGAGTTAGCAACTCGTCAAGCATTTGATAAGTTTTTGATCACAACAGAACCTTATTTAGTAAATATCTTAGATTTACTAACACAAATTGTTGAGGTATCTGGTCAATCAATAAAATATGTTCAAGGTTTAGTTGAGTTGTTTGCGCCTTGGCTACCTGCTGCACTGAATCTAATTGGACCAATAGCAGTTGATGTTAGCGATATTGCTAAAAAATTAGGTACAGAGGATCCTTTAGAAATAGCATCTATTGCAAATCAAGGTAGTACCAAGTTCTTTGCTAATAATCCAGCAGCATTCGTTCAATTACGTTAACTAAGGAATTTATGTAATGACTGTTCAGGGCTTTAATAGTATAAGAACATTTGGTGAATTATCCTATGGTGATGTAGAAAGCAGGTTAGGTACTGAAGCTGGTATTTATAAATTCCCACCAACTTACACACTATCATTTAATTCTAAACCAGTACTAAGTGATAACGGAGTTAACTTTAAGTACACTAAAAGTGAATTAACGGTAGTATGGTATTTGCCTTATCAATACATCTTCACAAGACAAAATCCTGCTAACATGCCTGATGGTATTAGCCCATCTCCAATAACTATTGATACTGCTGTTCAGCAAATTCGTGCTGTTCTGATGCAACCTAGAAAAGAACTACGTTGCACTTATCAAGGTTTAGGTCCTACAAATAACGCGACCAATTATGGATTTGTAATCAATGATGCAACTGATGTAAATTTTGGACCAATACCAACAGATTTTAAATGGAAGAATTTAGCAGCACAACAAGCAGTTGAACTCACTTGGGTAGTTACTTTCTGTACCCATAATCAGATTATATTTAATAATGCTAATACAATTTTAGTAAATCCAGAAAACATAGGTTTAACAGAACTATCATGGTCAAGATCTTATGATATTGATGAAATCGGTTCTGTTACTGTTACAACTTCTGGAAAATACAGTATATCTAGTTGTGCAAAAGGACAAAATGTTATTACAAATGTAATAGGCAGATTACATCCAGATAGAGTAAGATATCTAGTTGCCTTTCCTGTTCCTCTTTATTGCCGAAGAGTATCACAACGATTTCAGCATGATCCTAATTCATTATCTTGCACTTTCACTTTAGTTGATAAGCAGTTTCCAACAGAAAATGCTATGCCACCAAAGGCAATGAAAATGGATATGTCTCATGAAGTAAGTTCTTCTTTGTTCGGTGGTCGTTTAGAGGGTAAGGGTTTTCATCAATGGAATAATGTTATTCAAGGCAATATTACTTTGCCTCCTGGACAAGCATTTTCAACAGCTTTTTTCCTTTTTTGGTTTTATGCTAGGCAACGATTATTTAGAACAGAACCAGGAGGAATAGCTTATGATAAAGTTGGTCGATTGAAAAAAGAAAAACTGGATGATGCTTCTAATCCAGAAGAAGAATCAGAGTATGCAAGAAATATTATTACTAAAGTTTCTTACAAAGAGAATTTATTCGATAGAACTCATAGCTTTCGTCTTGAATATGTAGGTGTTTATGATCGAGATAAATTGATTCAACAATCAGGTTTGTTTACACCTCTATACAATTATAAAGAAAACCAATCAGGCAATTACAAATATTGGTATGTTGACATTGCTAATCCAGATGATCGAGAACCGTGGCATGCTGGTTTTACCCGTCCAACTTCATCTACAAACCCATTAACTACTGATGCGTCTTTATTTAGTCAATGGAGTGAATATAAAGATCAATTTGCTGGAAATCCTAATTATTTTAATTCTGATATGTTATGTGCCTGGGATGTTTATGGGTATACTGGTATATCTGAAGATGATGGGCCTTATCTTTACTATCCTGATGATCAGCTTATACAAAACGTAAAAATAAATAAAGCAGTTCATGGTATTAACTTACCTGCTTGGGTATATCCTCCAAATGAAGACACTACTCAACCCTCAACTCAGCAAGAGTATTCAGTAGACCTAGCTAAACGCTCTTACATAATGCATGAAAATTCTTTTCAAATTCTGGAAGATGTAAACACTTTTCAAGTTGTAAGACAGAGATATGACGTAAACATTGATCGTGCTATGAAATCAGCCTTAGGTGACAACATTGTAGGTAAAGAAAATAGAACAGTTGCCTTGCATAATATGCAAGCAGTTTCAGAAGGCTTACACCCAAGTGATCAAGATTATACAACTAGCTACAACAGCCAACCTGTTACCACTATAGTTATGTCAGGTTATGCAATTAGAGTAGGGTTTCCACCAACTATACCATGTGCTTTCCAATACAAAACACATCCTTTAGTTCGTTCAGGACAATCCATAGTTACTCTAAAGCAACTTGGTAAAGGTATTGTTCCAGTCTATCTTGCAACTTGGTCAATTCCTTATTATGTTAACACCAGTGTTCATACTAATTTCTTCAAAGATTTAACATCTTCAGGATTTTCAGGAGTTTTGACTTAATGAGCGATTTCCTTCTCCCTAGTGTCGAAGAAGCAACTCTTTCGATTGTTCAAGGTGAAAACCGAACCAACATCGAAGTTATCGACATTTACGAATTTTGGAAAAATGCAGGTAACGATGCTGACAAATTAGACAGCAAAGATTGGATCCCTCATTTCATGAAAAACATGAAAGAGAAATTCGATGTAGAGTTAACACGTACTGCTTCAGTTCTTTTAGTAGAACAAGCTGTTTCGAAGTTGACTACAATAAAAAACTTCTGTTCTCCAGAGCAAAAGCAATAAGGTTCTATAAGATTCCTTTGCCTCTGGAGAGTAGATTACTTAAATATTACTCCCTAGTCATACCAGAACTTGAAGCTGAAGAAGAACTCAGGCACAGAATGCTTGATAGTGCCTTAACTCCAGACAGGTACTACAATCTTTTGATTCAAGTAGGTGTGAAAGAATCGGAAGCAGAATCGGCAAGAGCTAATTTACTTCTTCAACAGACGCAAAAGCAATCATGGCACAAATAACCAAAGAAGACTTACTTCAAATTCAATCTGTCCCATACGACCCAACTGGATACATCCAGAATTATTACTCGTATGCACCACATCACAGACCGATCTTTTCTCGGTTTGCGATTAAACAGATGCTTGAAGATCCACGTATCTGCTTTGGTTTGGGACTCATCAAAGGTCCTATCCATGCTTTCACTAAATTCTTTACTGAAGAAGAAGCAAAGAATCCTGCCATTCATCGCTGGATTGTGTCATCGGATACCTCCTTTCCTTACGTTGTGAAATGTGAAGATAAGGAGGTTGCCGATTTCATTACCAAGAATCTGAAGAGGTTCTGGCAAGTAGGTGCTATTAAGGCATTAAAAGCCCTAGAATGGGGCTACAGTGCAGGTGAGGTGATCTACAAGGAATCTACCTCAGTTGATGGTCGGAAGCGTAGAGTACTCAATTTTGACAATCTACTAGACTTCAATCCTCCTGACTGTGTTGCAGTCACCGTAAATGGTGGATTAGTCGGCACTGAGATCAACTCAGGTAATCTAAAACAGTTCTATATTGGTATTCCAAAAGTCTTCTGGCATACCCACGAACGTGATCGTCAGAAGTATTACGGATTATCTCGCCTATTCGGTGCATACGCAGCATGGTGGGAAATCTGGACTGAAGGTGGTGTTCGTGATATTCGTCGTCTTTGGTTCCATCGTAACGCATACGATGGTGGTATCATGCGATACCCTCTAGGCTACACCAGTTTAGAGAATGGCGGTCGTATCTCTAATCGAGATTTAGCTATTGAGATGTTAGCTAAGAAACGATCTGGTGGTTATCTTATTTTCCCTAATCAGACGGGTGCTGATGGAAGACAAATTTGGGACTATGAAGCACCATCATCGTCAGTAGCACCTCCTGGTATGGCTGAATACATGATCTTCCTGACCAACGAAGAACTTGAAGGTCTTGGTATTCCTCCTGAAGTGATTCAAGGTGGTGGAGGTGGTCTTGGTGCTGCTACAGGTCGTAAGATTCCTATGGTAGCTTTCTATTCTACTTTGCAACAAATTGTTGACTTCTTGATCAGTGATTTTATCAATCAAATTTTGAATTTCCTTATTCCTCTTAGCTTTGGGAAATTACCTGAATTTGAAGTAGTGCCATTGATCCCAATCGAAGCTTACGGCGATGAAATGAAGCAAGGGAATTTTTCCCAAGAAACCAAGGGGATTCCCAAGGGTGAAACACCCCCATCTTCTAAGATTGAGAAGACTGAATCTGGAACACCTAACACATTGAATAACTAATGTTTGAGTTAACAGCTAACGGAAGTCAGTTTTCTTGTATCGATCCTGTTTCTGTACGTGCCCACATGCAGAAAATGGACATGGATCCTTCGTTGATTTCCAAATGCAATTCCCTTGAACTCAAACATGGTCCTGAACCAGCATGTTGTCATTTGCTTATTACTAAATCAGATTACGATAATCTAAGTATAGAAGCGGGTGGTTTATCAGGACCTATATCTACCAGTTATTTCTACCCTAATGTTACCATTCGTATTCGAGATCAATACTCTGGAGGAGTAGGGACTAACTATTTCAAATGGACGATAGTTGATGCAGTTAATATTTTAGGGCATCCAGATAATCCTGATTCAGTTGTTTATATTATCTTAGAGGACATGAGACATTGGTTTGGTAAAGTCCATACTAAAAACAAAGTCTACAATAAGATTCGTCATACTGAAAAGAATGTTGGAGTATCTGCTGGTACTAATCGATATTACGAAGAAACTCTTAATGGAACTTCTCTATGGACAGCATCAGCTATATTGAATGATATGCTTGAAGCTGCTGCTAATCCTGCAGTAACAGGTTTACTTAATACAACATTTCTTCAAAACTATTATCTTCTTAATGTCCATTCTGGAGACATGACATTTCTTGAATGGTGTTCAAGATGTGCTGAAATCTTTCGTTGCTATTACTATGTAGATCGACTTGGCAATTTAGTCTTCGATGGTTTACGTGCAGAGAACTCCGACTACTCTGCTGCGTATATGATTAACCAGATGCAGAACTTAGTAGTTTTTTTTCCAAGTCCAGCAGAACCGATTGAAAAACTCAAGTTCCCAGTTACGTTTATTGCAAACGAATCTTTGATTCCTAAATTCTACAATAATGAATCAGATATAGTTCTTCAGTTAGATGTCAACAACTATCCTGAAGGGTTCTATCAAGCTAGTGATACATCAGGTGATTCTAATTCGAGTTTACAGGTAACTCTTCCTCATCATTACGCATGGGTCAATCCTGGTGGTTCTACAGTAAACTATCTACCTAATGATACTTCTTACTGGAATAATCAGATTTACGGTGATGTAGCAGAACGAGCAAGGGCATCGATCCATCCCAGAATATCTTATCGCCGTATTCGAGGCAGGTTTAGTTTTACCCCTCGATTTGAAGCAGACAAGATTGTGTATTCCAACACAGGTAAAGGCTTAACAACCGAAGTTATTGGCGTTCCTAAGCACGAACTGAATTATCTAACACCGGAGTTTAAACAGTATGAAAAAGAACTTATTCGAGAGAAATGGAAGTATGTTCTCACTTCCCCATTTGTTTACTCAGATGGATATTCCTATGGCGTTGCTACTGCTGACATTTTTTATCCGATTATCGGTACTCCTCGCCGTACTTCAATTACTTTATACGATCTAACTAGAAACTTAAAAGATTTAGGAATTGGATCATCAGGAGTATGCAACCAAGTTGGTGCATATTATTATGCTGAATGTTGTGTCGAGTCCATTTCCAGTAGTTCTAGTGGTTCGAGTGTATCCAGCCCTTCTAGCTCTAGTTCTTCTAGTTCGAGTTCTAGTTCAAGCTCTAGCTCAAGTTCCAGTTCTAGTTCTAGTTCTAGTTCAAGTTCCAGTTCTTCTAGTTCTTCTAGTTCAAGTGCTTCGAGTGCTTCTTCTGGATCTGCGAGTTCTGGTTCACAGGGTAGCGGTGGATCAGGATCACAGGGCAGTGGTGGATCAGGTGGAGGTTCTGGAAGTGGTGGAGGTGGCGGACCATCCTGTACAGAATGTTTCATCATGTGGGATGGTTCTAGTTGGGTGGTACTTACAGAATGTTCTCCCTATCCGGATTGCCAATGTCTACCACCGTTCTTTCCAGGAGAGTGGATTGGACAAAGAATACTATGGGTATGTACTCGCGTAGAAACTCCTTAACTCCCCAATAAGTGATTTTTATGGAATGCAATTACTACTTTAAAGAAAAAGAACAAGGTTACTGTCGTATAGCTCAAGAATTATCTGGAGGTTATAAATCAAAGACATCACCAGAAGCTTGTGCAGTATGTATAACGTTATCGAACGCAAGATCTCCAAACTCAGTGACAGCATCTCATGCAGTCTCAGCAGTTGAAGAACACGCTCCTGAGAAAGTACAAGAGATCATTAAAGATCTTCGTCATTTATTTGAAGTTCGAGATCGGGAACAAACCTTAAAAAGCAATGGACCAGGATCAGAACTTAAAAAAATTCTATCTTGGTTTGCAGTCGATACCCCAAGTTGCAAATGTTTAGATCGAGCTAATACAATGAACAGTTGGGGTCCTGACGGTTGCCGAAAGAACATTGATACGATTCTTATTTGGTTGCAAGAAGAAGCTAAGAATCGTGGGATCCCCTTCGTTACTATTATTGCTAAACAATTAGTTCTTCTAGCTATCTCCAGAGCAGAAGCATGTACACAGAAAAATGCTACGTCATCAATCTAGATCATCGTAAAGATCGTTTAGAAGCATTCTATAAAAGATTGCCTGTTGATTTTCCTTGGGGTGTTCCAGAACGCTGGCAAGCCATTCATGGCGATTCTGTAAAGCATCCTGATTGGTGGTCAGCAGGTAATGGTGCATGGGGGTGCTACAAATCTCATCTCAACATTCTAGAACACTGTATGAACAATCATTACGATTCTTATACAGTATTCGAAGATGATGCTTTCTTTCGAGATAACTTCAATCACCTCATGTTAGACTTTTATTCCAATCTTCCTCAAGATTGGGAAATGGTCTATATCGGAGGTCAACTTCTTCATACCAACAATCATCCACCTGAAGAAGTCAATCCTAAAGTATTGATTCCCTATAATGTCAACCGTACTCATGCTTTCATGGTACGTTCTAGACGAGGTATGGAAATCTTATACAAGTTTTTGAACGCAGTACCTTTTGAGCAGCATTACCATATTGATCATCATTTAGGTTTGTTGCACGAACGAAGAATGCTGAAGATCTATTGCCCCCATATTTGGCTTGTAGGTCAGATAGCTTGTTCTTCTAATATTAGCGGTAAACAAACAGGCTCAACTTTATTTGATGATCCTTATAAATGTGTTCGAGCTAAACAACAACCTTTTGTGGTAGGTGCAGCAACGATATGAACAATTTATTTACTTTAGCTGATAATTATGACTTACCAATACAAAAAATTTGTATTGAATCTTTAAAAATACATAATCCTAACGTAAAAATTTATACTAAAGAAACTATACCAACTATTCCTGGTGGTAAAGAACTATTAGAGCAATTTAATGGTTTAAGTATGGTTCATTTTTCAGATGTTTTTAGAGTATGGTATTTATATAACTTCGGTGGTTTTTGGGTCGATGCTGATTGTATTCATTTAAGACCAATTGAGTTTCCCTATGAAGTTATTGATAACAGATGCTCATTTATGTTTGAAGATGGTCAATGTGATAGATTGACTCAATGTTTAATATATTCTCCAAAACCTAAAGATAAATTTTTAGGTTTAATACTAGAAAGACAAAAACAACTAATTAGAGATAAAAGCCCAGGTAGTTTATCTTATTTAGACCTTGGTTCTTGGTCTATTGATCATATAAGACATACTACAGGTTTACAACCTTATATTGCACCCCATTGGGAGTATTCTTATATCCCTTGGCATAAAAAAGATTGGTTTGTTCAGCAAAGACATTGGGAAAACTTCCAACATGATCGTGGTATATATAATCCCAATGCTTACTGCTATCATCTTACTAATGCAGTAATTGATTTTGCAAAAAATGATACTAAAGAGCATCTTTTATCATTATCAACATTTCTATCTTTTTTAATTATCAGAGCAATAACAAATGGATTTAAAGGCACTAGACATAAAGCAATTTTAGATAGGTTGCCGAATATTCATCAGAACTATAAATATGTAGAAGTTGGAGTATACGAAGGAGCAACTTCTACAATCATAGGTCAACAAAGAAATTATGCAGAAGTACATTGTGTTGATCCTTGGGCTAATGTATCTTCCCAAGAATATAAAAATACAAATGACTACTTAGCTCATTCATCAAACGAACAACACGAAAGTCATTATCAAACTTTTATGGCTCGTTCTTGGTTTCTTACATCACAAAAAAGATTACATGCTCATAGAATGAAATCTGAAGAAGCATGTATCAATTTTGAAAATGAATCAGTAGATCTTGTTTACTTAGATGGTGATCATTCCTATGAAGGAGTAATGAAAGACATTCAATGCTGGTGGACTAAAGTAATCAAAGGGGGTTACTTAGGTGGTCATGATTACGACTACCCAAGTTTGCCTTTTGGAGTTAAACGAGCAGTAGATGAATTCGTAAAAGAGAAAAATCTAAAATTAGAATTGGACGGAGATTACTGCTGGTTTGTTAGAAAAGAGTAATTGTACTTTCCCAGGAACTAGGGGGGTAACTCCCCCTTTCCAAATTTCTATCAAAAAATTGCAAAACTCCTCTTGAAATCGATCTCAAGTGCCGATATTCTTCTTACATCGGTCGGCAGCGGGTGGGAACCGCAAGGCAACGAAACAGTCTGATTGGTAGCTCGCTACAAGGGTGTCGAGAAACCACCCTACGGCAATCAAGAGGTTCGAATCCTCCCGACTGATCTGTTTCATTTCTCTACAAGGAAGTCATCATGTTAGTAGTAACACGGAAAATTAACGAGCGTATTTTCATCGGTAACGACATCTGTGTTCAGATTGTTAATTGCCACGGTAATCAAGTTCGTATTGGCATTGATGCACCAAAAAGTTGTCTCATTCTTCGAGAGGAGGTCAAGGACAGGATCAATGGACTCGTTCGACAAAATTCGAAAAAGCTTACAAAAAAAGCACAAACCAAGGGAACCAAAAACCAAACGGCTAAACGTAGGTAAGACAACCAAACTACCCGTTTATCAATGGTTGACTCACATCTTTCGAGCAAACGAAGAATTCTCTACATCAGATAAACTAACCGATATAACGATAGTTTCTACTATGTCAGCAGAATACACCAAGTCAATTGCTCTAGTACGCTCTCTGATTCATACGCCAAGTAAGCTTGCATCAGAGAGATCAAGGTTCAATAAAGAAGATAGCTACCCACTTATCTCTTTTGCCTACAGTGATAATGGCTTTCCTATCAATCGTGGTAAAGCAATGTCTTTAAGCGAATGTAGGAAACGCTGCTACCACTATTACAAAATCGATCCTCGCTTCTTTTCTGAAGAAGAGTTGGTATGGATTGATGATCAAATTGAAGAAGGGAACGAGTGGTACATGCGATGTACTATTCCTTCTCAGGAACTACGGAATAAATTCCCATTTGGATCAACCCTTTTTGGTATTGCAGATGACAATCCAATCGAAATTGCAATGCTTGAACTTGAATGGATGGAATAATGCCAATTCGTAGAAAACAACGTAAACAACCTGCTTGGGATCTGTACAGAGATGGGATCTCTTATTCTCTGCTATCCAGATTCATTAACTGTCGTGAGCGATTCCGAATCTACACTGTAGAAGGTTTAACTCCAGTAGATACTACTGACTCTTTAGAGTTCGGCACAATCTTTCACAAGTTACTTGAGTATCATGCTAAAGGGTATTCTTTTGCTCAACTCGAAAGGCTGTTATCCCAGGACGGAGTAGCCACAAGTTTCTTGGGAAGATTGGCCCTAGAAATCTTCCGTATCTACATACTGACTTGGAAAGATCAAGACAGTCAAATCAAGTATGTATCGCAAGAAGAAGTTTTTCGTACAACCGTCTATTTACCATCAGGACGTAAAGTGGATTTAAGGGGTAAATTTGACGAGGTGTTCAGAGATCAAGGTAAGCTCTGGCTACAAGAGAATAAAACTAAATCTCAAATTGATGAAATCTCTCTTGAGCATACCTTACCTTTTGATCTCCAGACTATGCTTTATTGTCATTGCATTCGTGCAATCTACAAAGAAGCACCAGCGGGTGTTCTTTACAACATCATTCGTAAACCAGGACTTAAACAAAAAGTCAAAGAGACTGACAGTGATTTCTTAAAACGAATCACATCGGATATCAACTCTAGACCTGAATGGTACTACGTTCGTTATCGTATCTCTTTTGGTTCTGCTGATATTGACAACTTTGCTAAACGCACGCTGTTCCCACTACTGGAACAAGTATGCCTATGGTGGGAGTCAATAAAAGCAGACCCTTTCGAACCGTGGACCCTACCGGACGGGTCCACAAATCCTCACCACTTCTCTCGTCCGTTCGGCGTGTACGACAGCTTCAAAAACGGAAGGGGAGAGTATTTCGATCTAATAACTCGCGGAGTCGATCACGGTTTAACTTTAATCGATTCGGTATTTCCAGAACTAACCCCAGAAGAAAACAAAAGTAAGTAGTTTCATTTCCCCAGTCTCTAAGGAAAAATTTATGTCTCGTATTGCAACTCCTCGTCGTGCTGCTCCTCAACGATCAGCAGATCTCAATGAGATCACCAGCATCCCTGGTCCTAACGATCTTAATGTTCCTCCTTCCGATCTTTTGGAATACACCATCTGTCTTTACGGTACTAAGGGTATCGGTAAGACTACTCTAGCTAGTTCGATACCCAATAGTATCGTGGCTATGTTTGAACCACTGCGAAAGAACCTACCTATTCGTCAATTACCTTTCCGTTGTTACGATGTCACTCAAATTCGTGACGAAGGTAAACCTGATGCTTGGTTACAGTTCAAATCATTTATTGATAAATGTGAGAACGACAACACAGTTCAGTGCATCATTGGCGATACTGTAGATCGAATCTACGATGCTTGTCTTACCCATCACTGCGTTATTGAGGGTGTCCGGCATCCAGGAGGACTCAATGACTTTGGTAAATTGTGGGCAGTCATCAAAGATGATTTTGAAAAGACTCTCAACTCGATCCGCGACATGGGTAAAGGTTTGATCCTTATTTCCCATACCAAAGAATCTGATATTGAAGTTGTCACTGGTGGTAAAGCAGTTCAGTACGGTCCTAGTTGCTCTGGTGCTGCACTGAAGTACCTGAAAGCAGCATGTGACTATGCTTTCTTTTATGGCTATACAGCAAGTCAAGAACGATGTCTTCATCTACGTGGTTATGAAAACATCTGGACTGCTTGTGGTGTTCCGAACCACTTCATTTCACCATCTGGTAAATCACTCGAATTAGTTGAAATCCCTGAAGGTGAGATCAAAGGATGGACTTTACTTCAAAAAGCTTTCAATAACGAACTATATGATCATGGAGAAGAACAACCGACAGTAGAAAAGAAAACAACACGCAAGCGATCTTGATTTACACTCCCTTACAGATTACAGTTTTGACTCAAATTTTTTCCCAGTTTCACAAAGGTACATAGTAATGGCAAAAGCAAAGAAATCAGCATTCGTAACTGGTTTGGCATCGAATAAGGAAGCTCTCAAGGAGGCAGCAGAAAAGGAACGAGCATCACTTGCAGATCAATCTGAAGTGCAGCAAGTTTACAAACTCAATAAGAAAGGGGACCGAGTATCGGTTCCTTGCAAACTCGTCAGTGTCAAATGTGCCACACACGAAGAAGGTGACAGAAAGGGTCTTCCCTATGTCAATTGGGTGTTTGCTCCACTAGAGGCTCCTGGAAAGGGAATGCTGATCGGTAACTATCAACCAGCATACAATCGCAAAACGATGGTTATTGATGGTGCAGCATTAGGTTGGATCTTCCAAGAGTTTCAAGCTTGTGGTTTCGATACCAGATCTTGGGCTAACGATCCTTCAGAATTAGAATCTGCAGCAGAAGAATTGGATTCAGAAAAACCAACCATCATGCTCTCGATTCGTGCCTCGGAGATCAAAGCAGGTAAACGTGCTGGAGATGTAGCAGTCAATTACTCCATCAGTCGATTGATTGATGATGTTTCTTCCCAGGAAACTACGGGAGACTCGGAAGAGGAAGATTCCCTCGATGATGGGCTTGAAGCAGCTATGACTAAGGAGCCTGATCCTGTTCCTGAAAAGACCAAAGTTACAAAGACCAAAGCAGCGAAGAAGAAATCTCCTGCTGTTGGTGATTCCATCAAATTTAAATTTGAAGATGAAGATGGTAATCAAGAAACTATTTCAGCTACCATTGAATCGATAGAAGGAGAAACACTGACCGTCAGCGATGGCACGTACACTTACGATATTGAAGTTAGTGACGTACTGTAAATCTTTCTATCTCTGTAGTTTAATCGTGGGTGTAGTAGGAAACTGCTACACCCTTTTCTTTGGTGAGTCGTACTATGTCCATCATTGCTATAGATACAGAAACCACGGGATTAAATTTCCTATTAGGTGCAGAACCATTCATGGTGACTGCTTGCGACTTAGAAGGAAATCTCTTTTATTGGGAATTCGACATTGATCCAATAACTAAAAAGATTAAACGCAATCGCACAACTCTCAAAGATATACGAGAGACTTTGCGGCAATACGATGATTGGGTGTTTCACAACGCCAATTTTGATCTTCGAGCTATCGCTACACTTTTTGAAATATCTGTTCAAGAAGTTTCTAAACTCCACAAACATCCAGATGCCTTCTGGTATCACATTCACGATACCTTACTGATGTCTCATGTTCTCGATAATCAACGATCACATGGTTTGAAAGATCTATCGGTTCGTTATCTCCAATTTCCAAAAGACGATGAGGACCAACTTAAAGATGCAACCAAAGCTGCTAGACGTTTAGTTCGATCCCTCCACCGAAAGGGGGAAATTCCTGATTGGCAGATCCATGACGAGACAGAAGCAGACTATTGGCTACCCAGGCTTATGTTTAAAGCCTTTCCAGACCTCGCACAGCCTTCCTGGGAGAACGTATGCCTCTCGTATGCCCTAAAAGACGTTGAACGCACCATATCGCTTTATACGCTGTTTAAAGACCTACTACTTAGTAGGGATACGCTCGGAGTCTATCTTCGAGAGATCAATGTTCTCAAAGTGGTTCTCGATATCCAATCCAGAGGCATGAACTTTTTGCGACCTGTAGCTGCTTCTGTGTTGTCAGATTTGGATTCACAGATAGATGCTTATTCCCAGAAACTCATGTCTATAGTAAATTCATTCGGTCTAGAGGAGTTTAACTTTGAGAGTCCTATGCAACTCCAAAGTCTGCTTTATCAGGAGATGAAGTTCCCTGTTGTGTCTTTGACGGATAAAGGTAAACCTTCTACAGACGCAAGCACACTTCAGCATCTAATCAATTGCTGTCCTGATCATCCCAATATAGATTTTCTAGTTTATCTAAAAGAGTTAAAGCTAAATCTTACCAGTAGTAAATACATTAGAAATTATTTGCATTTTGCAATCCCTTCTACAAAGGGAAAAAGAAATTACTACACGCTTTATCCTAACCTAAATCAGACAGGTACTAAAACTACTCGCTTTAGCTGTAGTAACCCAAATGGGCAAAATATATCTACAGGTAAAGAAGAGGAAGACGACACAGGACATAAGATCAAACGGTTTAATTTGCGAGAACTGTTTGGTCCACCACCTGGATACGTATGGTACGCGATTGATTATTCATCTCTGCAGTTGATTATTTTCGCATACGAAGCAAATGATCAAGGGATGATAGACGCATTTGCTAAGGGTTACGACTTCCATAATTACGTTGCTAAAGGATTATTCAATACTGAAGAACCTACAAAAACAGAAAGACGTATTGCCAAGAATGTGAACTACGCTTTGATTTTTGGTGCTGGTGCTGAACGTGTTGATGCGACAGCAGGAATGGATGGAGCTTATCAACTCTATCAGAATCAATTTCCTATTGTTGCTGAGTATATGGCGAAGATCAGCTATCAAGTTCGTAAAACAGGGCAAGTAAAGACTGCTTTTGGGTATCCTCTGAATGTACCAAGAGAACAACCTTACAAGGGTGTTAACTACATTGTTCAAGGAGATGAAGGCAACATTGTCAAACAAGCGATGTATTTAACAAATCGCTATTTGAGTCTTCATCCCTCTAAATCTCGCTTGATCATGCAGATTCATGATGAGCTAGTTTTTGAATGTCCGAAGGATAAGGATTTTCCTTTATCCACAATTTGTCAATTGATGATGGGACCGGCAAGAGAAGTAGGTTGGACAACTCCTGTCGGTGCATCCCTGGTGACGACTCACTGGGGAGACAAGAAAGAATTGGAATTAGATTTATAATGAGGTGAACCGTGATTGATTTCTTTGATTACTATGGTGTGTTTCTTTCTCCAGCTTCGGAGATGTCTAAAGATCAGTACAAAGGAGATTGTCCTTTTTGTGGTAAAGAAAAGCACTTTTATGTCGATCCCACCAAAGGATTATTCGATTGTAAAAAATGTGGTGCTGAAGGTAACAACCTAACCTTCATCACTGATTTGCATAAAATGTATTTGGAAACCACTAAGGATGAAGACTATCTAAATTTAGCATCTTTGCGTCCTGGTGTTACTGCAGACGCATTAAAGAGTGCAGAATTTGCTTTGGATCGTGATTCAGGTACATGGTATGTCCCATATCAAAATGGGAGTAAGTATTTGAATAACTTAGGTAAATTCAATCCTGATAACGGATTTAGAATCTACAAGGGTCCAGGATTGGGATTAAAACTGTATCGACCTTTTGATAAGAAATCTTTCCAGGAAACCGTGGTGATCTGCGAAGGAGAATGGGACCTCTTATCGATCTATTCGCACATGAAAGAATGCGAACCCAATTTTTCTATTTGTGCCGTACCTGGATCTAACACATTCAAAGATGAGTATTTAGAAAATTTCAAAGGTAAGAATGTCATCTTGATGTACGACAAGGATGATGCTGGTAAGAAGGGTATTGCCAAAGTTTCAAGAAAACTAAACGATGTCGCAGCTTCAATTCGTTTCCTTAAATGGGATACTGATGAAAAGTTCTCCAGTGCTGAGGGTGAAGAAGACCTCGGTAAGGATCTACGAGACTTTGTTGTATCGAAAACAACAGAACATAAAGGTATGACTGCTAAGAGAAAACCCAAGCTATCGACAATGATTTGGGGGGCAATCATTCTTCAGTGTATTTCACCTGAAACAGATCAAGGGACTACGGATAGCTACCTAAGTGAAAGGTTTTCTTTACCACCAGTTGCTACCGTTACTTCCTGGGAAGATTACATTAAAGTCTTTCGTGATAACCTGTATCTCACACCTAGCAATGAACATGCACTAGCTTGTGTTTTGTCTACTTCGATCTCTCCACACTTTCCTGGTGAGCCGATATGGTTATTCCTCGTTGGTCCTGCAAGCTCAGGGAAGACAACTCTCATCGAATCTTTCGGTGATTCGAATATGTATGTTGATGCTCAATCTGAAATCAGTGCTAGATCTCTGGTATCGGGTTACAAGACTTCTGACGGTAAAGACATCAGCTACTTGCCGACTCTCAACAATCGAACATTGATGATCAAAGACTTTACTACGATCTTGACCAAATCGGCTCAAGAGCAAGATGAACTCTTTGGTATCCTTCGAGATGCTTTCGATGGTAGTTACAAGAAACAATATGGTAACAACCAGCATCGATTCTATAAGGATCTCAAATTTGGTTTGGTTGCAGGTGTCACCAAAGCTATCCATGCTCAAAACCGATCTTCATTGGGCGAACGCTTCCTCAAGATCGAATATCTCGACAAATCAGAGTTTGATGAGTATCTACACATACAATCTGCTATGTCGTCGGTAAGTACCAAAGCTCAAAGAACTAAGATACTCATTGAGCATTCTCTTGGATACTTAGATTACCTGATGAATAATCTCCCTGATTTCTTACCAAATCTAAATGGAAGATTCGAATACAAGATTAGTCATCTTGCTATGTTGGTTGCACGTTTACGATCTCAAGTAGAACGTAGGCGAGATGAATCTTTGCTATATCGACCTGAATGGGAGGTAGCTTCTCGGTTAGCGGTACAGTTTAAGAAAATGGCCCAATGTTTGATGATTGTCTATAATAAAACAGAACCAGATAATCAACTTTATTTAACAATTCGTAAACTGGCTATAGATTCTTGCATTCCATTTAATATAGAATTTGCCAAACGTATGTATGCTTATCCTGATGGAATTACACGTAACGATCTTGCTGAGCAATTACAGTTACCAGCAACTAATGTGCATAGACTATTGACTGATTTAATGCAATTAGGTCTGATAAGAATGAAGCAGATAAAAGCAGGTAAAGTTGGTCGCCCAGTAG